GATACCGGGGAGACGTCGGGGTCTTGGCATCCGGGATTGTTTCTAGGTCTTTCACGAAGCGCGAGGGCGTTAATAAGGTTACATCCGTTTTCGTGTTAGAAGGGGATGACTTTTCCCGAATCAAAGTTACGACAAAGAACGCTGATCCCGCTGAAAAGTATACGTCCGGCAAGAAAAAAGGACAGGACAAGGAACGGAAATTGCAAATTGCGTTCAAGAAGGGAACGAAAGGTTCCGTCATCATCAATAAACTGGTAAAGGTGCTCGGCATCAAGTTAGCAGCACCACCGAAACTGACACGCGACAAGATTTTTAAGAAGGGCTACACCGTCACGGGACTGATTCTGAACAACTTGGAAGAAGTCGTGCGGGATTGTGGGTCGATCCTCTATTATCGGCGTGGTCGTCTTGTTGTTCGCCCGTTACGGGAAGGATTTGACGAACGGTTCACAGTGAGTGAGAAAACTGGTCTGATTGCTTCACCCGAACCCTATGAGGATGACGGGGAACGAGGCATCAGAATGAAAATGTTGCTACAACACCGAATCACGGTCGCAAGCATCGTGACAGTTAAATCATCCGCGGCAAACGGAACGTATCGTGTTGTCCGCGGAAAGCACATTGCCACATCGGATGGATTCTACACAGAAGCGGAGATGATCTAATGTCAAAACATGCACGATTTTTCGATGAACTGAAACGATCGGTCCGCTTAGGAATCCATACGACGGCACCTGCTCGAGTGGTCAGTTATAACGCTGGAAAGAAAGAAGCGGACATCGAATTGCTATTCATGACCGTGTATAAGGATGGATCAACGGAACGATACCCACTCATTGAAGGGGCGCCATGCCTAAAACATGTCGGAACACTTTCTAAAAATGACATCGTTTTTGTCGCGTTTGCTGAAAGGGCGCTCGACAATCTTCAAACTAAACCGTTCGATCCCGATGCTTCTAGGATGCACGACATTCGAGATGCGGTTGTATTGGGGGTGCTGGAACTATGAGAACACTTAAAGTCACAAACGGTGATTTAGTTATTAGCAACGGCGATTTTGCCATGATCCAGGAAGATGAAGAACTAGCGCAATCGGTCCGTATGAATATTGAAGCGGCACAAGGAGAATGGTTCTTGGATTTAAATTACGGTATGGATCGTGAACCGTTCGAGACAAAACCATTCAACGAGGAATCGGCGCGGCTTGCGATTGTCGAAGCGGCAACAGCAGATGGACGGATTCAGGCAGTTGATCGATTGGAACTAGTGTCGGACTTTAATTCCCGCCGGTTGTCGGTATCGATGACACTAATTAAAACGAATGGTGAAGAAGTCCAACTGGGAGGAGTTGAAATCTAATGGGGCTTGATGCGAAAGGATTCAAAAAGAAGAATTACAGTGAGATTTATGAAGAAATGGATATTAAAGCACGTGAACTGTTCGGGGATGACATCAACACGTCTGAACGGTCACCGCTTGGTATTCTCATTCGTTTGTTCGCCTGGTTCCATTCGAAGGGGTGGGAATTAGCGGAAAAGGTATATAATTCCGCTTTCGTCGGCAAGGCAGAAGGTGTGCAACTGGATTATCTAACGCCGCTCTATAACACGCAACGTAACCCGGAACAATCATCTATCGTTGATCTATCATTCACAGGAACACCGAATTTCACCATCCTGGAAGGTACACAGTTCACCACGGACAATGATATTTATTTCGTACTGACGCAAGACGTTCTATTGAATGCCTCGGGTGTCGGTAGCGGATCCGCCGTTGCATTATTCCCTGGCGCGGTCGGCAATGTTCCTGCTAACACGATCACGATTCAAGCGGAACCATCCGCCGATGTCTTGACGGTAACAAACCCGATTGGATCATCAGAAGGACGAGACATCGAGACCGACGCAGAACTGGTCGCCCGGTTGCTTGATTCAACCGCGGGGAACGGGTTCGGTACGACCAATTCAATTCGTGCTGCCATCTTGGAAGTTCCAAACGTCCGTGCGGTATCGGTCATTGAAAACAATGAAAATACGGCAGTCGGTGGTAATGACCCAAAGTCGATTCATGTGTATGTGCTCGGTGGCGACGCCCAGTCCATTGCTGAAGCCATTTACGAAAAGAAAGCCGCTGGTATCAAACCGATGGGAACGCAAGTCAGAACCGTGTATGATGCTTCCGGTAACGCCCAAACGGTCCGATTCGATTATGCAACGCAAGTCAATATTTACGTGGAAGTCGATGTGACAACGAACGCTGGTTTCCCGGTGGATGGCATCACCCTGGTAAAAGATGAAATCGTGCAATTGATCGGCGGTACCGCAAGTGATGGCACAATCTATGTCGGCTCTCAAATGGGGGAAGACGTCATTGTGTCGCAGCTGACACGGGCAGTCTTCAACATTACTGGTGTCGACGATGCGAAAGTAAGGATTGGAACAAGCACCGGCACACTCGGAACCTCAAACCTTGTCATTGCGGATAACCAGGTGGCACAAACCGACACGGGGAAAGTGACGGTGATCTAATGGGCATCTTCGAAAACATGATGAGAAGTCTGACTGAATCCTATACAAAAAACCCGAACAGCAATATAGGAAAGTTGATCTTGCTCGTATCTGGTCAAATGGAAGACTTGGATGAAACGTTGAAAAAAGTTGAAAGCTGGCGAGACATTAATCAGGCAGAAGGTGAGACTTTGGACCTTATCGCCGCCAATGTCGGGCAGATGAGGGGTCTTGCGACAGATGAAGTCTTACGCATTCTCATTCGCGCTCGAGTTGCCCGTAACCTGTCAGATGGCACGATGGACGGGATCATTCAATCCCTGGCAATCACATTGAACACGACACCCGATCAGTTCGGCATCAAAGAACTTTATAGTGATGCACTTGCACCCGAATCAGCAGCTATTATCATTACTGGGTTGCCGATCGAAGTCATCAACCAATCGGGCATGAGTGCCGTTCAGTTCGGTAAAATCACGCAACGCGTCGTCGCTTCTGGTGTTCGGGTTGCAGCCATTGATTTAAGCGGTACGTTTGCCTATTCCTCACAGTATGACGTCTTAGAAAACGATGCAGCAACGGGATTTGCAACGCTGAACCAAAGCACAGGCGGAACATTGTCCGGTGCGTTTGATCCAGACGATGAAATTGTATTGCCAATCTAAAACAGGGGGTTAAATCATGCCTTATACAAAGCCGCTTCCAGAATGGAAGAACGCAGGAACAAAACCACCACAGTCGAAAATCGATTCGGGATGGGCAATCGGTGACAAGCCACCCGCCGGATGGTGGAACTGGTGGATGTACAATACGTACTACGCCTTGCAAGAATTGCAAACAAATGCTATTCACACTGAGAAATTAGGCACAACAAGCGGCGTTGCTACACTCGGAGCGGATAGCAAATTGACCGCTTCACAATTGCCGGCGATCGGTTCCGCTCAAATCACGGATGGTTCAATCACGAATACGGATTTAGCGACAGACGTTAAGGTTGGATCGCTCACAACCCTCACGACGACGGCAAAAGGTTCAGTAACGGCGGCAATCAATGAGGTCAAGACTTCAGATGATTTGAAAATCCCGCTATCACAGAAAGCAGCAACAAACGGCGTCGCTACACTCGACGCCACAACAAAAGTTCCGGTTGCTCAAATCCCTGTCTTGCCTACCGCGAACCATGCGGACGGATCAATCACAGACGCAAAACTAACGATGGATAATAAGGTCGGTTCCCTCGCTTCCCTGGTAACAACAGCAAAAGGAAGCGCGGTTGCTGCTATCAATGAAGTTGACGCCGATCTTTCAAGTCATTTGAATGATGCAATTCGTCACATTACGTCCGGTGAACGTACGCGATGGGATGCAGCGCAGTTATTCGCGCTTACTAATATCAATGGATCGAGCAAAGCGACAACGAACGCCGATCTTGACCAAACAATCGCAACTGGTTTTTACAATGTGCTATCCGGTGATTTAAACGGTCAAGGAACCGCCGGGCATATGATTGTATTAAATCGCGGATCCACAGCGAACGTTTTGCAAATCCTTTACACGCTGAACCAAAAATTATACACACGTCAAACTTCCGACAGCGGGGCGACGTGGACAACTTGGATCGAGCAAGAAACGACAGCTGGCGCACAATCGAAGGTTGACACACACGCCGCGGACGCCGTGAAGCACATTACTGCGGGTGAACGCAGTACATGGAGCGCAAAAGCAAGCACTGCAGTAGCGACGACAACGACGAACGGGCTGCAATCAGCTGCAGATAAGCAAAGCTGGATGGTATCGCTGCAGGGGCGCAGACGAACCAGAACGCCTTTTCTAACGTCAAGGTAGGAACGACGACGATTGCAGCCGATAACGCGACGGATGTTCTCGAAATTGTAGCTGGTGCGAATATCGGACTAACACCAGATGCAACAAACGATAAATTGACGATCACCAACACAACACCCGACGCAACAACAAGCGCATCCGGTAACATGAGCTCAGCGGATAAGACGAAATTAGACGGCGTTTCTACTGGCGCAAACAAGGTTCTAAATACCATAAATAACGGGGAAATTTTAATAGATGGTGTAGTAGCGCAAGTTTACAATCATCCGACAACGCACCCGGCAACAATGATTGTTGAGGATTCTACACACCGTTTTGTTACCGATACAGAAAAGGCGACGTTTAACGCAAAAGAAACACCAGCAGGGGCGCAAGCGAAAGCAAACACGGCAGAAGCAAACGCAGAAGCGGCTTCTGTACCGCGCAATGATACACGGGCAAACACGATTGATTTAAATACCTATACAACAACGGGTGTTTTTGCAATCGGAACAGGGGTCACAAACGGACCAGTTGGCTATTCAAACGGCAATCTAATGGTCACAGCTTCCGCTATGGATCGAATCACGCAAGTTGCATTTTCGCCTGGTCAATCGAAATTATATGTTCGGTACGGCGCGAGTGGTCCGCTTGTCTGGTCCGCATGGGATACGTTAGCGACAACTGCAGCTGCTTCTGGATTAGCAGCGGGATTAATGAGCGCGGCAGACTTCACAAAACTTGCAGGTATTGCAACGGGCGCGAACAACTATGTTCACCCTATTGGCGATGGCAATAGTCATGTACCAGCTACAGGTACGACAAACGCGGGTAAATTCTTGAAAGCTGCAGCGGCAGCGAATAGTGCATCTTGGCAGCTGATCGATTGGAACGACGTCAACAATAAACCGTCAACGTTTGCACCGTCCGCGCATGGTCACCTCATTGCCGAAGTAACGGGCTTGCAAGCTGTACTGGACGGAAAATCAGCGACAACGCACACTCATGCGGATGCAACAACGAGTGCAAGCGGGTTCCAATCAGCTGCAGATAAAACAAAATTGAACGGAATTTCTACAGGCGCGAATAAAACGACAAACAACGGAACAAACGGATCAATTTCAATTGATGGTACTGCGATCACCGTTTATACTCACCCGCCAACGCACGACGCTGCAATAATCGTCGAGAGCGCTACTAAACGTTTCGTGACTGATACGGAAAAAGCGACATGGAACGCAAAAGCTAGTACGGCACTTGCGACAGCATCGGCAAACGGTCTTATGAGTGGTTCGGATTTCTCGAAACTCGCTGGTATTTCAGCTGGGGCGAATAAAGTTACCAACCCGGCAACAAACGGCGTCATTGCGATTGACGGCACAAATACAACCGTTTACGCGCATCCGACAGGCGACGGCAACAACCATGTACCCGCGACAGGCACAACGAATAACGGTAAATACTTGGTCGCTGGTTCTACTGCCGGTTCCGCCGCTTGGAAAAAAATAGATATTACAGAGGTTGAAAGTATTCAATCAGGGCGGTCTGCGATTACCCCTGTCGCCAACGTTCCGACAGCACGAACAATTACATTTGCAAAACCGTTCGCTACCGTCCCGAATGTACTCGCAACAGCCGACACAACAGCACCGGGTTCGAACGTCTTGACCGTCTCAGTAAGTGGAGTGTCAGAAACAGGATTTACACTTTGGGTGTATCGAAACGGAACGAGTCCGACTGGGATTTATTGGTTCGCAGTAGCAGAATAGAGGAGGATGCAACATGAAGACGTTTATCAGCGTTGACGAAAATAATAAAGTGACTTCTGTTTTATATTCCGAAACGCCGCAACAGGGTTTTTTACCAGTAAAGTCACCCATTCTTGAAAATAGTGATGACGGAATGACTTTGTTCTATAATCACGATACCGAAGAATGTTTTTTTTCGGATAATCCTAGTGCTGAAAAAGAAGTATTGCAAGTATTGACAGAAGAAAATGAATCGCTGAAATCAAGAATGTCTTCATTGGAAGATACAATCATGTTTCTTACAATGATGTGAGTTCTTATATAAAAACAAAGGGGTTATGGAAAATGAGTCTGATGTATAATTTTGTTTTAAGCATGTGGAAGCAACGTCGGTGTGATGAAGTATATATAAATTATCAGGTAGAAATGAAACGGATCACACAAGAGGAAGCAGACGCAATCCTCGCAACACCGCAAAACTTAATTTCTAATTAAATGCTCACTATTTGGAAACGTCAGAAATGAAGACGTTTTTTTATTTTTTTAAAATTGTACAAAAGAAAGCGAGTGATTGAATTGAAGACTCATTATCTATTTGAAGGGGCAATTGCTGTTATCGGCACAGTCATAACAGCGTTGATGGGAGGGTGGGACACAGCGCTGAAAATTTTAGTGGTTTTGATGGTTGTCGACTACATGAGTGGCTTCTTGGCAGCCTATAAATTGAAGAAGGTCAATTCTGATGTAATGTTTTGGGGCGGCGTTCGAAAGGGCGTCGTTTTTATTGTGGTCATCATTGCGGTGCTGGTAGATGAGCTAATCAACAATGGATTACCGATCATGCGG